CCAGTCTCACCATTAGTATCAAACTCTACTTGCGAAGCATCTATAGCGACAGTTACCTGCCCAGGGCCAAATGCCTCCCAGGTAGTTCCAGAGAATGTAGTGCCAGGATTTTCGCTATCGGTGGTCTCGTACAGGCATCCAATAGGGTAGACAATGTCAACAACTTGCGTTGAACTCATCCCTCCGCTAGTGGTTATTAACACATCCGCAGATCCATCAATAGTAGCAGTCCCACTAACAGCCCCAGCTAAAGTAATGGACCGAGATGATGACCATGCGTCAGATGTGTCTGCATTGCCTGTCAGGTTGCCTGTCACGCCAGCTGAAGCAGCTACAGTAGTAAAGGCGCCCGTTGATGCGGTATTGGCTCCAATAGGCGTATTGTCAATTGCACCACTGTCAATGTCGATCCCGGTTACTGGCTGATCACCACCAAGAAGGTCATCTATCTTCTCGGCATTTGCGTTGAGCTGGCCACCCCATGTATTTAAGTTTGCACCAACTGTTGGGGTGTCAAATGAATAGTTACTTGTTGCCATTATTGCTTCCTCAAGTTCTTTAATATTGCCAGTTTTCGTCTGGCGTAACCGCATCGGTCCATTCGGCCTGATCGGTAGATAAGTCTTGCCAATTTGAGCTTAACGCAGTTGTGTTAACCCAATCCGGATCAGGTATTAATTGGCTTGCCCACAAAGAGGGATCTAAAAGAACCGAGTCCCACAATAATCCATATACGCCGGTATTATAAGCACCTTGCCCATACCTCACTATCTGTCTACCCAGTAATTTGCAGACTTGCTAGTGTCTAAACCTTTAACCCGCATAGACAAGCTAGATCCAGAATACTTAGACGTATCAGACTCGTTGTTAAGCCTCAACACAGCCGCACTGTATAGCTGAGCCCAAACTGCAACTCTAGCGTCTTCATCTAAATATGGGGCTGAGTGAATTAGGGCGCCATACAAGTAGACATCAGGAGCTGCAGAAAGCAGCCAGTTGCTTGTAGCGGTATTAGATAATGCAGGTATCTTTTGCACATAAACTAGCTCAGCGCTGGTGTTTTCTGCCGGGGTAGGGAAGACTTCAAACTGGTTCTCAATGTGACGATAGTATTTAGGCTCTCCCGCAACATCGTTCGAGTTACTTCTGCGATCATCCATAGCCGCTGAGCTTAAAAACTCCAGAGGCTTCGTCCCATTACCAAGAATAACCAGGCGAATGGTTTCTACCCAGTCATATGGTCTTGTGAGGTACTGGTTTCTGAGTGTCGCTGTAGCTCGGTTTTCCATCTGCCAGTGGCGAACATCCCTAGAAATCTGAGCTTCTGCCAAAGAGATGAAGGTAGGTATTGCAGACGCCAAATCCTGGCGGTTTAATAAGTCCGCGATGCTCGATTGTAACTCTGCGTAGGTTGTTAATGCCATTCTGTACTCCAGTATTATTTCCCGATTATAACATTAAATTGGACTAAACATGGACAATATACCAGCAAACGCCCTACCAGCCGCGTTAAGCCTCTCTGCCTCCTCAGCCATTCTAGGGTCAAGGTGTATTTGATCTGCCCTTAGAGGCGCCCTAGCTTCTTCTGGAGCCATCATCAAACCTTTGTTTATATCTTCGTACTGCTGAGAGGCATAAGCAGGGGCTGTCACATATCCGCCACCAGAGAATGTATCCTTCAAGTAATCTACGCCGCCTTCTCCAACGCCAGACGCGAACTGCAACAAAGACGGTAACGCGTTAGCTTTAGTAAATTCTTGCAGCTCGGGGCTTGCCGGGCTGGCTCTCCTGTCTCTACGGCTCATCCCAGCCCTATCTGAGCGATCTGCCATCAATAGGCCAAACTTCTGATCGTCTGCTGCCTTGGCTCTTCGGTTAATGTCGCCGTACTCTTGAACCATGCTGCCAAATGACTGCTCATCGATAACAGGCGCTTCAGTGTATTCTTCAGCTTGAGAATTTTGCGGCAATGCCAGCGCCCCTAAGACACCAGCTCCAGCTACCGAAGCCATAAAATTGTTACTTCCTTGATCGTCTATATTAAATTGAGCTTTAGGGCTTCTTACCTGCTCTGGCTTCAAGCTGACAATCTCTCTGCCGTTGCGAACCAAAACATCAGCACCACCAGCGCGATAGATTCTGTTCTTAGCATCCCAAGACAATGGCGATGCGGTTAAATCTCCATAACGCAAAAATTGATCAACTTTCTCATCGAACCATCCTTGTTTATGCTCTGGTAGTTCGCTGTATTTTACTTTAAAAGCATCTTCAAGCTCACTGAGAAATTGCTGTTCCATTTCTGGGGTAGGCGTATCTCCGCCAATGACAAAAGCCTTATCTCCCCTTGTAACTGTTTCATATTGCTCTAAGGACTTATCCCTGTACCGTTGCATTTGATCCAAATAGCGATCACTTTCACGCTTGGTAGGATAATTGTACATTCCTGAGACAGCGTTTTCATTTGCAGCCGCAGCCGCATTCAAGTCATAGCCTTGCAAGCCTGGCTCTCCTACATGCTGAAGTATAGACGGGCTATATCCTTGATCAATTGCACTTTGAGGCAAGTCAGCTTGCTCTGCTTCAGCTAATAACTTTTGAAGCCACTTATTACCCTTATCAGTAAATGCAGTAAGTGGAGCCGCATCAGCATCTTCACTACCGAGCACTCCCGCGCCAAGCAATCCAGCAGTAGCTACAGGGGCAGGACCATGAACCCTATCTTTGAATCCTCGAAGCTTAATTGCGTTAGGATTCGGCCTTCCGTCAGGGTACAAGATGTCCTCTACCTCATTGTAATTGTCCGGCTCCATTTTTTCATGCACCTCCCTAAGCAACTTGGAGTCCCTGGCATTCCACATATGCGCCCCATCCATAGATAGATGTGTGGAGGGCACTAGCTTGTTGCCGCTTATCTCTTCAGCAGCATCATACATTTCACCTGCCAGACCCTGCCTGCGGTAATCCGGGGCAATCTCAGTATTTAACGAGGACATATAGCCATCATCAAATCCAGAATCAATGGCGTAATCTGTTCTCAAAGATCCAATGCTTTTAGTGTCGTCGCCCTTCCGCAAAAAATATTCCCCGACTCGACTATCTTCAGGATCAATCAAATCTACTAACTCCATACCGCGAGCTGCAAGCTTAGCAACAGACGCATCAGCATCTTCACTACCGAGCAAAGACGCGCCAGCAACGCCAGCAGTGGCAATACCTGGAAGAAGGCCCGACTTTATCTTTATGCCTCTAGCTTCAAGCGCCTTTTCTGCTGCTAGTAAGTCTTTTTCTGTGATTACCTTTGATGTGTCTTGCCATTGTAGCGATCTGGCCGCAAGTGGCTTTCCAGAGCCTGTCACTCTATCTAGCAATAAATCATACGCTGTTATCCCAGGCGCATCTAACACGCCCACACCCTGTCCAAACATATCTGCATTGTAATCAGTTCTTTTGTTTGGCCTCCAGCCTGCGTTGACATCTAGCAGCCCAACATTGCGTAACTGCCCATGCTCGTCAATGCCAAGTTGCTCTTGTCTCGCTGTAGCTACTCTGGCCTGCCCTTCAGAGAGACTGCCTTGATTTCGCAAATCCCTGTCAATTTTTTCTGTTATCTCCATCCGAGTTCCAGCAGGTATTGCGTTCCAGGCGGCATCAGCGTCTCTATGAGCGCTACCCTTCCATGTTGGCACTCTATCTTTAATAATATTGTCCATTTGTTTTACAGTGCTGGCTGGCGCGTTGGCTAGATTGTAGTTAATCATTGTTCTGCCAATGCCGCTGAAGAAGTCACTAGATTGCCCAAAACCACTATACGGCAGTAAATAAACATCCTTACCACCTGTCTCACGCTGCAGTCTTTCAGCTCTGTTCATGAACTTGTTGACAACTCCCTTGTCGCTTCTCCACAGCGCGTCAGAATCATAAAATATATGGTCTACTCCAGTGTCTAACACTACAGGTCTAGCTAGGGGTTTGTTGCCTATGCCTACCAGTGTAGCGCCATGAGCTGTAACATCAGATTCTGGAAATAAAACGCCATGCCCCTCTAGCTGCGATAAAGGAAAGACAGGCTGCTCTGTTCTTATATCGTCTTTGTAGTTTGGGGCATAAAATGGTTCAACATTTTTACCTGTGCTATTGCTGAATCTGCGATTGACGTTTTCTTTAGGTATTACTGGCTCATCTAATAATTTACCAATCTGAGTCAATATTCCTTGAATTCTTCCAGCCATACCCTAAATCTCAATGTAATTTGCAGATGGCCGATTATATCACAAATCAGACAATTCCCTGAAGGTTCCTGCGAATGGGCTCGCCCCAATTAGTAGCTGGCCTGTAACCAACTGACAGGTATCTAAACGCATCGGCGCAATGACTAGTCCAGTCGTGCAATGGGCGTCCACGCCACACCATGTTCTTGTCATCATAGTCCCGGCGGTACTGTCGCAAAGCATCGATGCCTCGCTCGCACTTAGCGGTATCAAACCAGCACTTGTGCAGCATGGTCCTGGAAGCCTGGATGCCGTCATCTACCCCAAGCTGTGGGGCAATAACAACAGGGGTCACTCTAAGAGTCTCTAATGTTTCTAGCCTGGACTTGCCAGTGCCAAGCTCCCTCACCCTGACATCATGCGGAAGGATGTGACTTTCGTAGTGGTAGCCTTTATCAGCCAAAACCTTGGCGTAATGGTCCAGACCGACACCGCTGCACTCATAGTAGTCTATAAGGCGCACCTCCTGCCCCACAAACTGCGCAAACCAAATAGAGGTACTATCGCCTACCCCAAGATCCCAAGCCGTTACAACGCCAACAGCGCGGTCGTATGGCACAACCCCAAGTCTACCCTCTTCGTTAGCCAGGCGCATCTCTGTTGCGTAGTACGCACCATCAGCATGGATAAGCATTTCGCCCTCCCAGATGTGGTCGTACATATCAGGTCTTAGCTTCTTGTCGTCCAGGCGCTCACGATTAAGGACTTCAGGGAAGTAGGGGTTATCCTGCCAGTTGATAGTCGCAATCTTCATATCTTCTGGAGGGTTTAATCTAAACCGGCGGTGAGTGGCTGATTGCTTAGTCTCCGGGTTCCATGTCACCCATATCTCAGAGCCATCTTCTCGGACCGTAGGAATAAGCTTTAGCCAGGCGGACTCAGACACTCCCTCGGCCTCGTCTACCCATGCCAGGATAACCCTAGCCTTTGACTTGATTGAATCTAGGTTGCGCCTTAGACCGGCAAAGACGTAGTTGATACGCCCATCTTTAGACCTAACAAACTTCTCACCTATCTCGTAATAAGCGGCCAGCCAGTCAACGCTGCGAATAGCAGATTTAATTTCTTCCAGGGATGATTCATCAAGGGAGTTGAGGTGTTCACGCGCACATAGGATCTGCCCACTCTGCCCGGACATACCCCACTTGTATCCTACGACTGCAGTCATCAATGCAAAGGATCTAGTCTTACCTGACCCTCGGCCACCATAAGCCACACGATACCTAGCCTCACCCTCGAATATAGAAACAATCTTAGGCGGTAGCCTGATCTCTGCTTTAGTGGGTTTGGCCATTATCAAACTCAGGGAAAGGCTCTGCTACTAGCGTGATGATAGTAGGCTGGAATGAGTCATCAGAGGACGTTACATCCAACTGCTGCTTGTCTCCATACTTCTTGGGAGACATCCTGGCAACCTTCCACTTGCGTGAATCTATGCGCAGCTTAGCCTTGTTGATAGCGTTACTGTCTACGTCATCACCAAGCTCATCAGCTATGTCTACGATCTCATCTGCGTAAAAGTCAGCCTGACAGTCTCTAGCTCTCGCGTACTGCTCCGAAAACTCCTTCTTGTCTGTCTCTGTAAGCCACTTCATCAACGTAGATAGACTAGGCATCTGGTCTGACCGGCATATCTGCCTGGCGCTCTCTCCCATTGATAGCCTGTAACAAATACTGTCACCCAACTCAGGAGTGAATATTGATGGTCTGCTCATAACTTCTCACAAATACAGGTTACTTCATAGCACCTGCAATTAGCCTCAAGTCGTTCCCACGCTAAATAGACAACCTCTCCCATCAGGTGCTTGTCCCTATCACTTAAAGCTAAGGCAAAGTCGTTTACCAACTCTACGTCAGCCTCGTGTATGTCTTCGTCTATCGTTATCCTTATCATAGTCCGATTATACCTTATTACTGGTCGTCTTCGATAGTTTCAGTCCATTCTATCTCAGTAGGTGCCGATAAGTGGCACATGTCGCAAACGCCGTAAGCCGTCTCTTCTTTATCGCACAGCCAATACTTCATTTCTTGACCGCATTCACAATATACTTTTCTAAGTAACATGGCAGTATTTTCATTTGCGGTTTCTTTGGCGCCAACTAAGTTGATTACTTTGTTCATTGCTATTCCTCCTTATCAAACTCAAAATAATCATCAAAGCCACTCATAACGTATTGCTCAATGCAGTTTTTTATTGTCT